AGGCTCGTCAATTTCGGGGTGTCGTGTGGTTATTCATCTTAGAATAATAATTACTTATGGCAAAGATTCTCATAATTCCAGATTCAAGAGGTTGGGCAATCGACCAACTAGTACAAAAGAAAATTAAGTATAATCAACACCACAATTTTGCGTGTTTTTATGTTCATCCTCGCGACGCAGCACAACCTGAATTACAGCAGCAGCTTTTAACTTTTATTGATGAGTTCAAGCCAGACATAATTCATTTTGAATACTACCGTTCGGCTCAACAACTGCTTGAGTCTTTGCCACAGCTACAGAAATATAAAATCATTTTGACACATCATAATCAAAGGAAAAATAAGGCTTTATTGTTTAGAGATTGGAACGCAATCGGTGTAGATATTTTGGTTACGCATACCGAGAAAGCAGCAGAGATACTTAGAATAGAGGGAAAGCAAAGAGATGTTCGGGTTATTAAGCACGGCATTGATTTGGATTACTTTTCATTTGATAGTGCTGAACCTGCTAAGTTTGTTGTAGGGTATGCAGGACGTATTGTTCCTTGGAAGCGTTTGGATTTGGTGGCTAAGGTGTGCAAGGAACTTGATATGGAACTGATGTTTATGGGGAAAATGGATAAAATGGATTATTGGACTTCTATTCCCGAGGACGTTAGGAACAATATCAACTTCTCCTTTATGGATTGCAGTAATGATGACCGGATAAACTTCTACCGAAGTATTACGGTATTCGCTAATGTGTCCGATGATGAATACGAAGAAGGCCCACTTGGGTTCTTTGAGGCTGCCGCTACTGGTGTGCCTATTGTTACAACTCCGAACGGTACTGCTGCCGACATTGTAGAAGATAAAGAAAATGCGTTGATGATTCCTTTTGGTAATGAGGAGTTTTTGAAGCGTGCTTTAATGGAGCTTCGAGATAACAAAGAACTTCGCGACAGGTTGCGTGAGAATATGTGGCAGACGATTAAGAATTTTAGTGATAGAAGAATGGCTTTCCGTTATTCAAAACTTTACTATGAAATGTATGGAGATTCTAAGCCTTTGGTGTCTGTGGTGTTGCCTACCTTAAACCGTATCGACCAGATAGCAGAGATATTGGGAGCATTGACCAAGCAGACCTATAAGAACTTTGAACTTATTGTTGCTGATGACGGTTCGACTGAACCATTGCACGACCTTTTAAAACAATTTGCTAAAGACCATAAATCCATACCAATTAAGTATGTTTTAACGGATAGCAAGTTATTACGGGAAAATGGTCATTATGCTTATGGATTGGGTAAGGCACGCAATATGGCTGTCTGTGAGGCCGAGGGTGAGTTTATTTTGTTCCTAGACAGTAGATTGAAGCCATTGCCTGATTGTATCGAGAAATTCGAGGGTTTTATGCGTTTAAAGGGCAAAGGGAAACTTTGGATATACGGACAGAAAGGCGGAGTAGATAAGCGTACTTTTGTTGAGAACTTTTCTTTTGTGAGACGGGTTGATTTTGTGAAGTTCGGAATGATGAATGAGCGTATTAACCGATATGGTGGTTTGAGCCAAGAATTACGAGACAGGTGGTTATCGCAGGGTGGAAGTTTTGAGTATGTTGAGACTGCAAAGGCTGATGAGATGAAGCGCGCGAGGAAGTCTACCGAACGCCGTTCGGATATTATCAAGATGAAAGACTTATTATTTAAGTTACTAAGTTGATGTATGAAAGATATTCAGTCGATTCAACAGGGACTTTGTAAAAGGCTTAAACGACCTGTGAGAGTCGAGTGTATAAAGACTTCGAGTGCGGGCAATGACTACTTTATTGTGTACGCTGATATGAATGGAACTATCGCAGAGTATAGATTTGTAAAAGGTGCACTAAGTTTCAGAAGAGATAGGGAAAAAATCATTCAACATTTATTTGATAGTTTAGTAAGTAATATTTAATTTATACATATGCAGGACATTCGCATTTTCAACTATCCGTGGCACATTGCTCATCAGGACGCATTGATGAACATACCGGCTACTAAGTGGTTTTGGTTACAGCAATATAAGCGTCAGTACGGGGATACTCCACGAGGAGATATGATTACCCGATACGGGATTGAGTGGGTTCCTCATTATGAGAGTGGCAAGTATGATGTTGCATTGCTCCATTTAGACCAGCAATGTTTTGAAAAAAGTATTCGCGAGCGTGGTAAGGGAAGTTTGTTTGATGAAGTAAATGCCGTAATTAAAAATGACATTCCAAAGATTGTTATTATGCACGGTACGCCGTATTATCCTGAAATGTTTAGCTGTGATATTACTGATGAGAATTACGAACAGCTTGGTTTCTCAAAAGACCAGATTGGAATGAGTTCAGAGCTTATTAGAATGTTTAAAGACGCAGTGAAAGATTTTGATTATGTGATATTTAATTCAAAGACTGCTGCAAAGCAATGGGGATTTACTGACTCGACAAAAGGACGGGCAATTTGGCACGGTATGGATACGAGTTATTGGGTTGACCTGCCAAAAGAACCTCGTGTAGTAACAATGATTAGTCCTGCTGGTCTTGATATGTACTACGACCGCCAGTTCTTGAGAGCCGTAAAGGAACATCTTGAAGAAAAGAGTATTGAACACTGTCACATTACTGTGGACGCTAAGTTTAGAAATTTTGAAGAGTATCGTAACTTCTTAGGTCGTTCATTGGTGTATTTCAATCCGACGAGAGAAAGCCCTATGCCTCGAAGCAGAACAGAAGCGATGTTGTCTGGTTGCTGTGTCGTAACTACTCCGAGTCAAGACGCAAGTGATTTCATAAAGACCGGTGAGAATGGTTTCCTTATTCCTCGCAATCCTGAAACTGTTGCAAACCTGATTGAAGAGTTGATATTCGATTACAAGAAAGCAGTTGAGATTGGGCAGGCAGGTAAGAAAACTGCGACTGAAATCTTCTCAATGGACAGGTATACTAAAGAGTGGCGTGAGCTGCTTGAACAAGTTATTTCTAACCATAAAAAAGTATGAAAGTCGGTATAGTTACAATGGAGAGACATTTAGGCAAGGTGAATATTGGAAGCTCCCGTATTCGCGGTGAGTGGATTGCAAAGTATTGGGACGATGCAGAGATTTTCGTACAGGGACAGAAGTATGACGCTATCATTTACCAGAAAGCATATTGGGTTGAGCACGCTAAGCTCTTTAAAGGGATTAAGATTCTTGATGTATGTGACCCTGACTTTATGCACTGGGGTTATCGAGTGAAAGAAATGATTGAAGAGTGCGACGCAGTTACTACTTCGACTGAAGCATTGGCTGTTGCGTTCAGACAATTTACGGATAAGCCAGTGGTGTTTATTCCTGACCGTATGGACTTAGATTTCCATAAGGAAAAGAAAATCCACGAGGGTCGAGCGGAGAACGTTGTATGGTATGGATATTCCCAGAACTTTCCTTTGTTGCAAGCAGCGTTGCCGTCGGTAGTACGATTGAAATTTAAGACATTGATTGTGATTTCAGACCGTGGCTTTGTATTGCCAAGCCAGTTTATCGGCAAGATAGACATTATCAATTACAAGTGGTCGCCTCGAACCGTGAATGAAGATATTGTACGTGGTGATATTGTGCTTAATCCTAAGATTGATAGTACGCATTGGAGATTCAAGAGCAACAACAAAACAATTTCAGCGAACCTTTTGAATATGCCTGTTGCACAGACTGACGCTGAACTTGCTGCATTGATTGAAGAGAAACCACGTGCGGAAGCCGCAGAGAAAGCTTATAAGGAAGCAATTGAAAATTATGATGTTAAACTTTCTGTTGAGGATTATAAGAATCTTGTTGCGACTCTTGCAGAAGCTAAGAAGTAAAATAATTTTATTTCTTGTCGGTCGAGGATTTAAGCCTATTTATTCCGTGATTAAATTGCCTGTAGGTATGAAATTTGTGTGGTATTGTCCACGTAGAAGTTGCAATGCGATTGTGACTAAGAGCGAAAAACCTCTCCTAGATAGGGGTAATTTCGAGTGCAGACGTTGCAATTGCAAGTGGTCTGAGAATGATTTGATGAAAGCTAACAAGAAAAATATGCTTCGGTTCTTAAAGGATTTGGATAGAGAACAGGTATTGCCAAGCTAGTGGAAAATGTGGTAGTATTAATATTGAGTACTTCCACGGGGCGCTTTCATAGTTTAAGAGACTATTAACCACTTTAATCGGTGGTTTTTAGTTTGTGGCGTTTTGGTTCTCTATTGTGGATAAGTATATTAACAGTTGTGGCTTTTTATGTCATAATACGTGTGTACAGAAAAAAATTAAGGTCTACACGCAGTGAATTTTGATTTACTGCCACTGTAAAAACCTAGATTCTCGAATCAAATTTTGGTTAGCGAATCTAGGTTTTTTTTATGGCCTCTCTTTTTGAACGATTGTCGAGTGCCTTTTCCTCTAAGTCTGAAACATTGCCTATACCTACAGGCAATCTTGATATTACCCAAGAAGCTTATTTTGGTAAGGACTTGAGTATGACTCAAGGTGAATTGCTTAGAAGTATTCGAGGCTGGGTTTATGCCTGCGTGACCGCTATTTCAGATGAAGTCGCTTCTATTCCTTTGCATTTGTACAGTGTTAATCCTAAAACTGGTACGGTTGTAGAGGAGTTTAATCACCCAGTATTGGATTTGCTTTATAAGGTTAACGAGTTTACGACTCATTTTGACCATTTTTGGCTCACTCAAGCTTTCTTGGAAGCGACCGGTGAAGCTCCGTGGTGGCTTGAGAGAGGCGATAATGATGAGATAGTAGCTATCCACTTTTTGCAGCCTTTCAGAATCCGACCACTGATTAGTAAGGACGACAACAAAGTAATCGGTTATGAATATCAGACCGGTGCAGGAGCAAGTAAAAAGATAACAATACCAGCAAAGGATATTATCTTTTTAAAGTACCCTGACCCATCTAACCCTTTCCGTGGATTTGGAACATTACAGGCAGCAGCAGCTAGTGTTGATATTGATATGTACGCTGAACGCTGGAATAGTAATTTCTTTAAAAACGCAGCACGTCCTGATTCTATTTTGACTGTTAAGAGCAGTAAGAGAATGACCGACGAACAGAAACGAAGACTTAAAGCGAGCCTGAAAAAGAACTATAGCGGTGAATCCGCACATAGTGTAATGGTTCTCTTTGGTGATATGGAATTGAAGCCTTTTGGACAGAGCATAAAGGATATGGACTTTATCGAGCAGCAGAAGTTCTCGCGGGATAAAATCTGCGGGGTATTTCGTGTTCCAAAGTCTATCATTGCCCAGACCGAGGGAGTCAATTTCGCTTCATCAAAGACCGCAGAACAGATTTTTGCACGTTGGACAATTAAGCCTAAAATGGAGCGTTTAATACAGCAGTTGAATGAGTTCTTGCTACCTCAATTTGAGGGTACCGAGAATATGTATTTGGATTTTGACAGTCCAGTAATGCAGGATACGACCGAGAAGCTCGAAACCTATAATTCAGGTTTGGATAAAGGTTGGCTTTCAATCAACGAGGTTCGTTCGCTTGAGGGTCTGGACCCTGTAGAGGGCGGGGACGTTATTCGATTACCACAAAACCTTGTTGATATTGGCCTTGATACGAATACGAATCCTGTATTGCCAGAACGTAGTTTGAAAGGACTGACTGAAGAACAAAAGAATCTTCTTGCTAAGAAAGCTATCAAGCCAGCAAATGCAGGACGCTACAAACAAATGCTTGCTCGAAGTAAAGATTTTTATAAATTCAAAAAAGTTGAAGATACCGTTCGCGAAGCAGTAAAGGCTGCACTTCTTAAAAGTAATTTGGCTGGTGGAAAGAAGCCAGCAGAAGCGATTCAGCTTAAAAAAAAAATAGTTAAAAAGAGTGTACTTGATGATGTGGAGAAACTCCACTTGTGGAATGATGAAAAGAAAACTGATTTCGTTACCGCAAAGATTAAACTTTTTAATGAGAATGTAAGCGAAGTTGATGAGACACAAAAGAAAGTTTTCAGCCAGCAGAAAGATGAGACAATAAAACGTTTCAAGAAAGCGGTGAAAGTAAAGAAAGCCGAGGACGAAGAGATTGATGTGAACTATGATGAGCTGTTGCTTGATGAGAAAGAAGAAACGAAACGTTATTTGCTCCTGTTTTACCCATTGTTCTCAAAGATTTACGGTGAATCATTAAAGGAAACTGAACGATTCATTGATGTAGATATAACAATTTCAGTTGATGACCCTAAGGTTGAGAAGTACATTAACGCGCAGACCGAGAAGCTTGCAAAGAATGTAACACAGTTGACGAATGACAAGATTCAAGAGCAAGTGAAGCTTGGTATCAAGTTGGGAGAGGGTGTAAGTGCATTGGAACAGCGATTGCGAGATACCTTTGATGAAATGGAACAATACCGTTCAGAGAGAATCGCACGAACGGAAACAGCTCGCTATAATGTAGCAGCTACCGAGGAAGCATTTGCTGATTCAGGAGTGGTGATTGCAAAGCAGTGGGTAATTGACCCAAACACAGCGTGCGAGTTTTGCAAAATGATGGACGGAAAGATAATCCCACTGAACGGAAATTTCTTTAAAAAAGGTGAAACAATTACCGGTGCAGACGGTGGACAATTGAAACTGGATTACGAGGCTATTAAACGACCTCCAATACATCCAAATTGCAATTGTGACCTTGCCCCCGTAACTATTAAAAACTAACTTTATATGGATAAAACACTACAGGTAATCCAAGCGGAAACACAAGTCAAAGGCGGTAAGATGATTGCTATTGCGTCATCTGAAGCTGTTGACCGTGTTGGTGATTCTTTGAAGTTATCAGATTGGGATTTGGTAAACTTCAAAAAGAATCCTGTGTTACAGGCAGGACACGATTATAATCCTCAATTTACAATTGGTATTGCAGAGGACATTCGTGTAGAGGGTGGTCAGCTTATATTTTCGCCTAAGTTCCACGAGATTACTCAATTAGCCCGAGACATTAAAAAGATGTACGAAGAGGGCTTTTTGAAAGCGTGGAGCGTCGGTTTTAAACCGGGCTCGGGCAAAGGAAGTAAGAACGAATTGCTTGAAGTGTCAGCGGTTGCGGTTCCTGCTAACCCTGAAGCTCTTATGCTTTCGATGAAATCAGCAAAAGAACTTGGAGAGACGACTATTGTCCAAGTAAAAGAATGGATTGAGGAAAATTCGAAAGAGGAGGTTATGAAACCTGAACCGGACGCAGAACAGCCAATTCCAGCAGAAGAGAGTACTGAAAAAGATACGTCTGCCGCTACTCCTCCTGAAAAGAAACCAAAGACTCCTAAACAAAAACAATTGAGTAATGAATTAGTGAAAGAACATTTTGGCCTGTTGCGTAGTGATATTGAAGAAGCATTATCAACGCACGAAGCTCACCTCTTAGATGAAGAGGTTAATAATGATGAAGAAGACGGTAGTGTAATGACTGACGAAACGTTAATGTATCCGAAACGAAAACCAAAAAAGAAAAAGTCTTTTGAATATTTTGATAAGTTTGAAAATGCAAAAAAGATGTTCAAGAGTTTCGATGTTGCAAGTGCTCCGTCTACGACTACTGACGCTGCATATACATTGATTACCAAGTTCCTTGAAGTGAAAGTGAAAGATGTATACAACAACACGTTCTCGATTCCTATGCCGCTCTTGGGTACTTATCTTTCAGCCGTGAAACACGTGCTTGCAGGATTTGAACTCAAGGATACGCGAGCATATAGCTGGAATGGCGAGGTGCCTCCAAGCTACCAAGTGATTCAATTAAATTCAGAGAAGTCAGATGATTTCCTCGTGAATGGAATCCAGTTCCTTACTAAGGGAACAAAGAACTTGGTGGTTGAAACGTATCCTACGTGGTTCGGAATGAACATTACCATTAACTCGTCTGTTGATGAGAAAAAATGGAACAATGACATTCTCGGAGATATTAAAACGTGGGTTGACGAGAACAACTATTTGAAGAATGAACGTTTTTCATTAAGTGGTGAATTTCTTGCAAAGACTGCTGACCAATGGGACGACCTGATATTGGAAGCAGATGTGAAAAAGAACCTTGCCCGCACGGTGAAGAACTTGAATGAGAAAGGCGTTGATTCAATTTCTCGTGGTGTACTGATGTATGGTGCGCCGGGGAATGGAAAGACAAAGAGCGGACGCATAATGATGAACGAATCAGAAAATACTTTTATCTGGGTTTCGGCAAAAGACTTGCGAGCCGTTGAGGGAGGTATTGGACTGGCGTTTGAGCTAGCACAGAAACTTGCTCCAAGTATTATCTTCTTTGAAGATATTGACGGGTGGTTGAGCAAGGGAACGTGCGACATTATGAAAGGTGAAATGGACGGGTTAAAACAGGTAAAAGGAGTCGTAACGATTCTTACCTCAAATGACCCTAACAATTTGCCAGACGCTTTGTTAGACCGACCGGGACGCTTTCACGATATTGTGAAATACGAATGTCCAAACAACATTATAAGAAAAGAGATGATGAGACAGTGGTTGAAAGGTGTAAGTTCAGAAACGATTGATATGGTGGTTGAAGAGACAGAGGGATTCTCTGGTGCTCATATGAAAGAACTTGCAGACTTTGCAATGGCGATAGCAACTGATGAAGCAATGGTGCTTGATGAAGCTGTGAAAAAGAGCCTTGAAAAGCTGAGGCAACAAAAAGTATTGGTACAGGAGATTCGAGATTCTGCAGAGAAGAAAGGCTTCGACGGAATGGTAGAAAAAGTTGGTGCTGTCCTGTCCAAGAAAAACAAGACGATAATCGGTAATTGTATTACCGCTATCAATCAAACAAAAGACGCACTTGAGAAACTCCTCGAGGAGAATCAGGTTACTGCAACATCTGAAGATGAAGCTGCAAAGGCAGACAAGTCTAAAGAACAACCTGCTCAAGAAAAATCTGCGTCACCCAAAGGTCGAACCGGGCAGAAGAAAAATGTATCCTCTGAGGATATTGCTTTCAATGCCTTAAAGCGAATAGCAGGGCAGGCAAGCTATGAGCTGAATCGTTTAAATCAGAAATCTTAACCCGATGTTTATGAAAAAGACAATCGAAATCGACGGAAAGAAATACGTTCTTACCGAAGAAAAAGGTGTAGAATCTGCGGAAGAAACAGTTGAAGAAACTGCTGCAGAAGAGACTACTACGGAAACTGAGAATACCGTATCAAGTGAAGTACTTGAAAAAGCAACTCAGCAAGTTATGAAAAAACTTGGACTCGATAAAATCCACAAGTCAATTGAGGATTTGAAATCACAGGTAGCAGGTGATTCAAAAGAAACTACCAAAAAGAAAGCGCTTATTAATCTTGGTGAATTGTTAAAGAAAGATGTAAGTGAGCTTACTGCACGAGAAAAAATCATTGGTTTTTTCCAAGCAGTGCTTCAGAACGACGTTGTGTCATTGAAAGCGTTGTCTGAGGGTACGCCTGCTGACGGTGGCTATCTTTTCCCAGATGAGTTCCGAGCAGAAGTTATTCGTGACCTTGAGGAACAGTCACGTATGCGTACTGAAGTTACCGTGATTCCTATGCGCCGAGATGTGATGAATATCCCTACTCTTACTAGTAAGCCTCAAGTTACTTGGACAGAGGAAAACGCAGTGAAATCAACTACTACAGCACACTTCGGTCAAGTTGTGTTGACTGCGAAGAAACTCGCAGCGATTATGTACATCTCTGATGAATTGATTGCAGATAGTACAGACATCGACGTAGTAAACTTCATTATCCGTCTCTTCTCTGAAGCGATTGGTGAAGAAGAAGACCGTGTTATTACTCGTGGAAACGGCACTAGTGAACCTACTGGTTTTGCTACAGCAACAATCTCTAGTCGTTCAGTTGCAGGCTCAAATCTTTCATTCGACGACCTTATCAATCTCGAATACGATTTGCCACAGAAGTACCACAGAAACGCGAAGTTCTACGTACACCGCAACAATATCCGTGAACTCCGAAAGATGAAAGATAGTCAAGGACGTTACCTCTGGCAAGACCCAGTTTCGGCTAGCTCTCCTGCTACTTTCCACGGTTACCCTGTAATCGAAGACAATAACCTTTCAGAATCTGAAATTTATTTCGGAGACTTGAAAATGGCTTATTGGCTCGGAGACAGACAGCAAATGACAGTTAAAATATCGCAAGATACTGAAACTGCATTTACGAAAGACCAAACGGCTATCCGTGTCGTTTCTCGTATCGCTGGTAACGTTGTTCGTGCACAAGCCCTCCGCAAACTTACCAATATTCCCTAACCTCGGTTAGTTGACTATTAGTTTGTTAAAAGTGGGGATTCGTCCCCACTTGGCTATAACCTATTAGTATATGCAAGAAGCAATCAAATTATTGGAACCATATAAGGGATTTAATGCCGGTGCTGTTGTTTCGGTTGACCGTGCGATTGCTTTGATTCTCATAAAAAATAAGAAAGCGGTTTATCCTGCTGATAATGATTTCCTTATGCAGCCGGATTTTAATTCACAGACTAAAGCATTTAAAAAGTCACCAAGACTTTCATAATACGCTAGTCCACTCTGTGCAGTTAATCGCATTTTATATGACTACATCTAAATTCTTTGCTAGGAGAACAACAGCGAATTTGGGTTGGGATATTATCGGAATCATTAGTAGTACCTTTCAGATTGTTTGGGCAGTATGGTTTTTATTACCATTTGATGCTTTTAAAATAATCCTTGCATTTAATTTTACTACCACTGAAAATTTGTGGGCAATGATTTGTTTATTTGTCGGTTTTATACATTTGTATTCGATATTTTCTCCGTCATTGAGATTTCGTAAAATCGGGTGCGGTTTGGCAATTATGTTTTGGACTTCTTGCTTAGTTATTTTATTACAGCAGACATTAAGTAGTGCAATAATTCCAATGTATACGACTATAAACGTATATATGCTAGTAAACCTTGTTTGGCTATTTAGTCTCAATAAATTTGGAGAATATGGACGACAATAACGTAACAACTATTTTGATTGGTTCTGCGTCAGGTTTATTTGTATCTGTTGCAACTGCCTTTGTCGGTTATTTAATTAATAGACGTAAGCAAAAAAAAGAATTGAAGAAAATGGATATTGATATAGAAACACAGATTCGTGATGACTGGCGTGATGATATAAAAGGCTGGCGTGAACACGTGTCAGAGCTAAATAAAAAGTTTGATGATTACCAAAACAAAACTGAAATAAAGATTGAAAAACTGCAAACGCAGGTCGATGAATGGAGAACAAAGTACGAGGTACTCTTTGATGAACATTTACAAATGCAGAGAGACAATGAGCACCTTTTGGGCAGGATTAGCAATTTGACTATTTCTAACAACACTTTGCAGGTCGATGTGAATCGTCTTCGCAAGACCTTGGCAGAAAATCATATAGATGGATTTTAGAACTATGCGACACCCAGTTTCATACAAAGTATTCGAGAATGATATTACCTTTGGGTATAATTGGCTTGCTTATGATAGCGACTCTAAGGTGTATCACCCTGGCATTGATTACAATAAAGGTGCAGGGAACTCTGATTTGGGCGAACCGGTCTATGCGGTTGATTTCGGCTTTGTTGAAAAGATTGCAATTACGACTACAGGGTATGGACGGCAGGTTAATTTGAGACACGATGACGGGTATTCAAAGTATGCTCATTTACAGACTATTTTGGTTAAAGAGGGAGACTATGTTACGCCTCTGACGCAGATTGGAACTATGGGAAATAGCGGTACCACATCTGCTCATACTCATTGTGAATTACTAACAAATGAACTCGTTGCTTATGCGAAGACAGTAAGGAAAGACTGGTGGCAGTTCTACCCTGTCAATCGCTCTAAGGCGTGGGTTCAGCAGTATTATAAGAATCCTTATATGTTTTTAAATCCAAGATTATTTAAGCTAATGATTGTTTTCAATAGTGTACAAAAGCCTGCTGGTTATGATGTGAATATTAAGAAATTACAAGATTGGTTTTTTGAAAAGTCAGGTAATCAGATGAAGCTTGATGTAGTCGATGTGAAATTTACCGATTACCAGAACGCTATTTGGAATCAGACGACTTATATGGGTGGAATTAATGATTTGATTATTGACCCTGCCTATTATCGTTACTGGGTTGCCCCTCACGCAAGTGGATATGACTTAGTGAGCTTTGCGATGTCAGAAGCTTTATGGAAATCGCCCGGAGTTATTGGATTTTCTCGTGCTCCAAAGATGTTAGGTATCGAGGGAATGGGACAAATTTGTCGTTCTGGTTGGAGTGATAGCAGGTTTAATGACCTTTGTGATGGTGATGAATTTATTGGTGTTCTTAGACACGAAATTTGCCATTCATTATATAAGATGTGCGATAAAGGAAATTTTGATAAGACACACGAGTACGAAAAAGAAAATAATATTGCAAAAGTCTTTAATGATGTTGATTTTAAAAAGATGATTGGTTGGAATCCTGCAGTTGGTGAACGAATGTTTAAATATGGTGGAGTTCCTACAAAGAAGAAGTGGATATTTAGTGGCAATCCTGTAAACAATAAAGTGTATCGAACTACTGATAACCGATTATTCTTTAAGTACTTGAATGGTTGGAAACAGATTCAAGAAACTGAATTTGAAAGTGCTGTAAAGAATGGTGCAGAATTTGGCTCAATGGCAGTACAAGAGGGTAATTGGATTATTGACCAGATTGGTGGAACTTTTCCTCCAGAAGAACCCGGTTCTATCATTCTTGAAAGAATTGTAACTAGTACCGTTGAAAAACTTGCAGCACAAGTTGCTGGGTGGTCGACTACAATTCCTAACAAGCATTTATTTAACTAACTTTATTATATGTTAGACCAAATACCACAAAGTGCTATACTATATACTACAATAGTAATTTCACTGTTACCTTTTCTAGTTCAGCTTTTGAAGAAATTGAAATGGCTTAATTCTATTGACCCACGAAGAATTGCTTTAAGCCTTTCAGTTTTAGCTGGTTTAATTTATGCGTTCAGTACTACGTTTCTTTCTGCTGTTTTCCTTGCAAAGCTTGCAGTAATAGCTGGGCTTTCTTTTACTATGGCTACTTTTCTTTACCGGCAGTATAAAGGAGAATAATTAAGTTATTATGACTAATATAGAATTGTTAGAGTCGATGACTCCAAAAACTGGGAGGAAAATAAAGGAGGACGGCACTATTATAAATATTGCTGATGCTTTTGAGATTGTTGACGATTTAATATATCTAAAAATTGGTTAGCATATGTCTGCTGAAAATATTGAAAACTTATCTCCTGAATCTGGTCGTATGATTCGTGAAGACGGCACTATTGTAAATATTGCTGACGCTTTTTTTGTTGATACAGATGGAAATATTAAACTTAGAACTTCAGGTAATAATTGGACTCGTTCTCCATCACTTGTGGGAGCGCTTATTGACCATATAAATTTAGACCAGACCTATTCAGTGTTCATAAGTGGTAATTATGCGTATACTGCGTCGTTAAGTGCAAATGCTTTAAATATCATTGATATTAGTAATCCTGCTTCACCCGTAATTATTGGAACTCTAATTGATAACACTAATTTAGATGGAGCACGAAATGTATTTGTTGCAGGGAAGTACGCCTATGTTGCGTGTCAAGATGATAATTCATTGCGTATTATTGATATTTCTGACCCTACTAGCCCTACAATAGTAGGTGGTATTAAAGATAATACAAACTTATTACGATGTTATTTTGTGAATGTTGCTGGTAAATACGCTTATACAATTAATAATTCGGATAATTCATTGCGTATTATTGATATAAGTAACTCAACTGCCCCCACAATAATCGGCGGTATCAAAGATAATACTAACCTTGCAGGAGCATACGGAATGAATGTGAATGGACGTTATGCGTATGTAGCGTGTGGCACTGATAACAGTCTACGAATTATTGATGTGCTTGACCCTACGACACCCGTAATTGTTGGGGGAGTGAAAGACAACACAGTACTCAACCAAGCGCGCGCAGTGTATGTATCAGGGCGTTATGCATATGTTACTGCACACGGCAATAATCGTTTTCTAATTATTGATATTAGTGACCCAACTACGCCAGTTGTTATTGGAAGTGTTAAAGATGACGTAAATTTAAATCAGTGCCGTGCAGTTTCAATACAGGGAAATTTTGCTTATGTTGCTGCTGCTAATAATGATAGTCTTACCGTCGTAGATATAAGTGATAAGACAAATCCAGTAGTTGTTTCGACTTACCAAGATTCAACAAATTTAGATTCCCCTTACAGTGTTTTTGTTGTCGGACATTATGCCTACTTGACTACAAATGTATCTGATAGTTTGGTAGTTGTTCAAATTTCAGGATTTGATTCACCAAATATTAAAACTGGGAGTCTTTCTGCAAATTCAATTAATATACAAGATGACGCAATTTTTAATAAAAATGTGTATATTCAGTCTGGTATGAATGTTGGTGATAGAGGAATACAAAGCGGTGGCACCATTGCTACTGAAGATGAGCTTGAAGTAAGTAAGGTTAATAAAGGCATTATTCTTAAAAGTCCTGATGGTACAAAATGGCGTATTACTGCTGCAGATGATGGAACTTTAAGTGTTACTGAAATTTAATTATTTAATTTAATTTTATGGCAACTTTCGTGTGGTTACTACAGGGGACTTCACCAACCACAATCGACGCTTCTGACATCTTACAATTCTCTGGTGTTGGCGGATTTGGAACTAAGATTACTGTTGGCCAATATAACGATAGCACACACGTTGAATCGAGTGTTGGAGCTGATGATAGTTCAGGTAACACTCCAAACAATGTCAAATTCATTTCTCAAGCTGGTGGTACTGGTGGCGATTCTCAGGCTGACTGGGGAGATGGTACTGAAGACCTTGACCAGATTCTTATTTCAGAGGCAACTTTGAAGATAACATTTTCTGACGGTGCTTCTGTTATTACTGAAGACGCAATCTTCTATGGGTATGACGGAACGACACCTGCTACGGCTCCTGTAGGAGTTGATGTACGAGCGGCAGAGGTAGGAGACGCTAACTTTACTCAAGCAGAGGGAAGTGGAAGTGCCGTTGCTCTTGATGATAATTTGACACCTGCTACTTCACACGATTTCTATATCGCAGTGAGTGCAAGCCCTACGAATGTCGGATTGAAAGATGACTTTGCTTTCAGAATTGAATTAACTTACAGTTAAACTGAAATTTAAATATAGAGGCTCTATGAAGACTCATAACGTACGCTGGGCTGTATCGCTTTCAAATGGAGATACAGTCTATGAAGAAAAGGGGGACTATCAAACAATTGATAATGAATTAAGTCCTTGGCAACGCTTGGTTAAATTCATTGAAGAAAATAAGTTACATATTACGTCACTTGCTTTGTATACTGAAGATGGGCGTCGTTTTAATCTACCAAGTGCTGGAAATAACCCACGCTTTAAAGCGTTTGATGAAAGTAAAAAACCAATTATCTATAAAATGTTTAGACGAATAGGTTTTGATGTAATTGGTAAAGACCAAAAAGAAGAGATTTTCACCATTGCACAGGCTGAATATGAAGACGGGGTGAAGTTGCAAGTGTGGGTTGATGAGCAGAATTTTAATTCTTGGACTCTAGTTACCTAATTTTAATTGTATGGCAGACGCAAAAATATCAGAGTTAGACGCACTTGCTTCACCAGATATTGCAGATGAATTACCTATTGTAGATACTGATGCAATAGAAACAAAAAAAATAACGTGGGCTAATATAGTCGCAGCATTAGATAATGAATTTGTTTCACTAGATTCTTCAACTGATAATGCTTTAGCACGTTTTAATGGAAGTTTAGGACAAATTCAAAATTCTGGAGTTCTTGTTGATGATTCTAATAATGTCTATATTCCTGCGACTGAGGGTTCTGAACAAGCGCCTGCCTTGACAATAGGAAATTGGACACTTGGTACTGGGTGGGCGTATGGGACTTCACCTGATAGATTGCTCAAAAATTCTGACGGGACAGGAACAGCAACTCCCACTGCTGCAACAACAATAGTAGCTGGGATTACATATAAAGTTGTGATTACAGTATCAGTGTGGACGGTAGGTAGTGCAACATTCAGCCTTGGTGGTATTACATCAAGTACAGCTTTAACGTCAGCAGCTACATTCACTGCTTATATCACCGCAAATACAAGCGCGAAACTAATTATCACACCGACTAATACAAGTAGGTTTGAAATTTCAGCGATATCGATTATTCCTTTTGTTGCTGATACAGGAGAAGCTATTATTGACGGAACGCTTGATGTACGAAGTACCGCTACTTTTCATAACCAAATACTAGCACGTGGTACAGCAAATGCTTCAGCCCCTAGTATTGCTTTCGTTGGAGCAACTTCAACTGGTTTTATTTCTCCTGGTCAAGGTGTGGCTAATACGTTCTCAATGGTGTCTAATGGGACAGAAATAATGTGGTTTACCGGTTCTCGATTACGCAGTTTGAATAGTTCATTTTCGTGGGATATTCAAGGTATATGGATTATGCAAGCAGACGCAACTCTTGGTATGCACCACCAAACAACAGCTTTATCAGGAGGCGCAAGACGTTCGGACACTTTTACAATGGCTGCTAACACCAACCAAACAGCTTCGACCGAAATATCCTCGATTGCATTTAATTTATCAGCTACTCGACAATGGGCAACTGGAGCAATTACGACACAAAGAGAATTGCTAATCCAAGCACCTACCTATGCTTTTGTGGGAGCTTCAACTATTACTAACGCGGCAACAGTTGCAATTACAGGGTCGCCTACTGCTGGGACAAACGCAACAATTACGAACACATACTCTTTTTGGGTACAAGGTGGGGTGACAAAGTTAGATGGATTACTTGACCTTTCTGGTATTTCAGCAGGTAGCCCAAATCTTAATATTACCGCAACCTCAGACACACCTACTACTACCTGGACAGCAGGAGTACCAAGTACTGACCCTGCTGGATTTATGGAAATAAATGTTGGGGGAAGTATACGTTATATACCATTTTGGACTTAATTATATTTATATGTCACTAGAAAAAATTGGAGATAAAGTTCGAGAAACAAAAGCTGTGGTTATCGACCACACTATAGAAGATTTGAAACAAAAAAAAGCGATGTTAGAAGCTCAACTAGCAGAGATAAATAATTTATTAACAATAAAATAAATTTATGGTTAATTTAACATTGACGGAACAGGACGCACAACTTGTTTTAGCTGCACTTGCTAAACAACCATATGAAGTTGTTGCTCAAATTATTACTAATATTCACACGCAGATTGTAACACAAGGAGAAATAAAAAGTAAAAAATAAATTAGTATTATTTAAAAACCAGTATGGCTAATTTCCTACTCAAAGAGGACGGAGATTTTCTGCTCAAAGAGGACGGTGATAAGTTGCTACTGGAACAACAACCGATTAGTAGTGACGATAGTCGGTTAGCAAAAATATCCGGGGAAGACAGTGCGGCAGATAGCCGTAGTGCAAAACTTATAGGTAAAGAAACTGCTTCTAATTCGCGGGGTGCTTTGTTAAGCGGAAAATCAACTATTCAAGATAGCCGAGGGGCGAAGTTGGTGGGTCAAATGGTCAATCCGTATGACCCAAGCGGTTCGCCATACCACAAAAAAACCGATGAGATTTATACTCCAAAGAATAGTCCGTTTTCAAAAAAGGATTCCGTGTATAAACCCAAAGGAGATATATATACACCGTATCCGTAAAATGCTATAATTCAGTAAAATGTCAATATGCCAAAAGGATATACTACAAAACAGGAAATTGAGAACTATCTATTAACAAATATTGATAGTTCTTTCGACACGCAACTTAATCTTTGGATTGACGCAATTGAAAGAATTATTGAAAATTATACCGGACGTACTTTTTCTGCTGTTGACGCTGTTGCAAGTGCGAGAACTTTTGACGGACAAGGTGGCCGTGAAATATTGCTTGATACCTTTACAGAAATTACTTCGATTGAAGTTTTAAATTCTGATGGGACTGTTAACTATACTTTAAGTGAAGGTCAGGCTAATGATTTTGTAACGTATCCATACAATGAAACCGAGAAGTGGCGAATAATGCTTAGCCCTAACAGTTCGATTGGTGTTTTTCCAAAAGGGAACAGTTTGATTCGTGTAACTGCAAAATGGGGTTATGCGACTGCGGTGCCTGCTGATGTGAGACTTGCAGCAACACAATTGGTTGGTGAAGTAATTCGAGGAAGCCTCGCGTCGCAACAGAGTATGAATCATCAAGGTGGTGTGGTGCAGTCAGAAACACTTGGAGATTATTCGATTACGTTTGCACAATTTGAAAACTATCAGTTGAATAATCAACAGATGAGTGTGTTGCAGATATTGGAACCTTATGTGATTTACGAATTATGACCATTCGACATTTGCTGAAAACTAGAGTAGTGATTGAACGATTACAAGAAGTCGATAACGACCGTTCAGCAATGACGACTGTTACCGCTTCTATTGGGCATATACAGCCGCAGCTCGATGATAAGCGACAGCTTGAAGACGGTGTGTACGGAAAGCAATTCAAGGTGTATATGGACGCAGGAGTAGATGTCCAGCAAGGCGACAGAGTTGAAGATGAAGACGGGTTTCAGTATACGGTGGTTTCAGCGGGAGTGAATCATAGGGATTTCGGTTCGATTGATTACAAAGTAGTAATTGTTGAACAAACTAAATGATATGGCAAAACAAGTTACGATGACAATTAAGGGACTCGATAAATTCATCAGTAATCTTGATAATATCGACGGTAAGGTTAAGTCTCGTTTGCAAGAGGCGGTGAATGAAGCAGCGTTGTTTGCAACAGACGAAATAAAAGCGGTTACGCCAGTTGCGAAAAGGCAATTGGTGAGAAGTATCAGACCTGAATTTGGAGTATTGCGAGCGGTAATATCTCCAAACACTAAGTATGCGATTTTCGTTCACGAGGGAACCAGACCGCATATCATAATGCCATTGAAGAAGCAAGCATTGTATTGGAAAGGTGCGTTGCACCCTGTGAGACGTGTTCTACACCCCGGGACAAAAGCACAGCCTTTCCTTGAGACTGGTATGACTAATGCTAAAGAGGGTGTGATACAGATTTTCGAGAAAAAGTTAAACCAGATTTTAAGAGATATTTCTATCGGAACATAGTATGTGGTCAACTTTACTAGAACAACTGGTAGCGATACTCGCGGCAAATACTTTGATACAAGAAGTATATGCTTACGAGGTTGAAGAATTTACGGGTGACCCTGCGGTAACTATATTTCCCTCTCAAAACCAGAGTGAATATAATACGACGCAGGAGAATGTCCGTATCTATGCTTTCTCCTTGTTTGTATATACCAATCGAACAAAGGCGGCAGCGGGTAAAGACGCAAAGGTCGAAGCAGAACGAAGAATGAGGAATCTAGTAGATAGTATCCTTGATGATTTCGATAGAAATTATGTGTTACCCTCATTGGTTAATCCAACTGGGTATACATTCATTAACCTGTTTGCCACTCCGTCGGCGTGGGGCTATTCAGGAAGAGAAAGTGAATTTCGTGTAGCTGAAATTACCATTCAGGCACGAGTGTCAGTCGATTTATCAAATATTAGTTAATAATTTAATAACCAATAAACATATGAGTTTATGGATTGGACGAAGACAAGCGATTGGTATCGGGGTTGAATCCTCACGAGGTGTGGGTGTTGCTCCGACCTACTGGCTTAACGTTTTGTCTTTCAGTTTCGCAGACAAGCCACAGCGTGCACTTTCAGAAGCAAGTTTCGCAGGTATTTGGGGAGGCGACCAAGCACCGGTTACATTGCTTAGTTCAGAGGGAGATTTCGAGGTAGAACTCGGCGACCAGAGTTTCGGGGCAATACTTAAAGCATTGCTCGGTACTTTGAACACCACTGGCCCGACAGATACCGCAGCGTATACTCATACGTATTCTTTATTGAATACCAATGAACATCCGTCGCTTTCGATTGTTACCCTTGACCCTATCGGCAACTTGATGTTCGAGTTCGGTATGATTAACTCGATGACATTGAATATCGAACCTAATGCGATTATTTCTTACACTGCGAATTTCCTTGCGAAAGGCAGTCAAGAAACTAACTCGTATACGGCAAGTTACGGTGCAGAGAAAAAGTTTGTAGGTCGCCACTTGACTTTCAAAGTTGCGTCAGCTACATCAGGGCTTGGAGCGGCAACAAAGATTAACTTGAAATCTTTCAGTCTTACGATTGAAAAGAACGCTGAGGTTCAAGCTACTCTTTCAACAATCCAGCCAGAAGATATCGTGAACAAAC